TCCCCTTCATTCGCTTTCGTTTCTTTGGTCAGGAAGTTGACGGTGAACCGCTTCTGCAACAGGGCATCGCCCTTGTATTTCTCATTCGTCAGGATGCTCTCTACCGTCCGCGGATACCAGCGTTTCTTTTTCGCCGGGGTTTCCAGCCCTCCGGCAGTCAGCTCCCCGGCAATGGAGTGGAAGGTATACCCATCCAGGAACAAACGGTAAATCAGTTTCACTGTCCGGGTCTATTCCCGGTTGACGGCCAGATTACCATCCGGCCCTTTGTCATAGCCCCCAAAATGCCTGTAAGGAACACTCACCTTGCCATCAGTGAACCGCTTCCGATGGCCCCAGGTGACGTTTTCCGATATGTTCCGGCTTTCTTCCTGTGCCAGGCTGCTCATGATGGTGATGAGCAGTTCGCCCTTGGCATCGAGCGTCCAGATATTTTCCTTCTCGAAATATATCTCGATGCCCTTGTCCTTGAGCTTGCGTACCGTTGTCAGGCTGTCCACGGTATTTCTGGCGAAGCGGCTGACGGATTTCGTGACGATGAGGTCAATTTTCCCATCCATGGCATCCCTGAACATCCGCTTGAAGCCATCGCGGTGACGCGTGTTGGTCGCCGAAATGCCTTCATCGGTGTAAATGCCGACGAATTCCCGGTCATTCCTCTCCTTGATGTAATTCGTGTAATAATCCACCTGCGCGGCATAGCTGGTAACCTGATCATCATGGTCCGTGGAAACTCGAGCATAACCAGCTACTCTCCGCTTCTTCCGGCTGTTAATCGGAACGGCTGATGGTGGCGGGAATGGCTCTTACTGTCTTTGCCATCGGTTGTCATCTCTCTTCCATTCTTTTTTTAATTCCATCGCCTTTGCTTTCGACTCCGGAGCACCATTTTTAGCAAATTGCATAAGTTCACGCATATATGCCCGATAAGCTTTGCTGTGATGATACCCCCGTTTTCTTTCTTGATACGTCCTGATTTCCGTATGTCCATCCTTAAAATAAAACGTTACTGTCCCATTCTGAATAACAGCTTTTTCCGGAAGCTCATCCCTTTCCCCTTCATCAAAGAAATCCATACCCGGTACAGGGGCTGTCAGTTTCTTCATAGTGCTACCTTTGACAGATTTATTGCCACATTTACCGGCACAACGCCAATAACGTTCTTTTTCTCCATCGGCATAGGTAGTTTGCTCGCTCCTGTAATTTTCTCCTCACTTCCCGCATTTTATGAAACCGGTGAACTCATGGAATATGTTCCGGTTGGGGTTCGTACTTTTTAGTTTATGCCATTCGCTCCATGCTTTCCTGCACTCACGAGTCCACCAATCCTTCCGTGCCGTGGAACCCCATCGTCCGGTAATCTGCTCTCCGCTTTCCATATGGAACACCATCACATGCTGCTCCGGAATCACAATTTTATCCACCCGGCTCAAAAAGATTTTTTCATTGAATTCGGCAAGACCCGGAACCTTTGTACATTCCCGAACAAGAACCTGATGCGGGATACCGCCTTTCGAACAGCAGGTCCGGCCTTTCTTTTTATGAGAACAACAGCTCCAGTAATCTTCTTCGCTGTTCAGCTTCTTACGGACAGTATGCACAAAACTTTTCCCACAAATACCGCATTTTATTTTACCGGTGAAGCAGCAAGTATTACCGGGACAATTCGCTAAAGCTCCCGGTTTCTTGCGCCGGTCCCGTTCATCCTGCACCTTTTTATAGATTTCCATAGGGATGATGGCTTCATGGGTGTTTTCCACAAAATATTGCGGAAGTTCTCCACGGTTAATCTTCGACTTTCCGGTTATAGGATCTGCAACGTATTCTTTTTGGAACAGCATATTGCCAGTGTAAGTGATATTCTGTAATATCATTCGAATAGACGAGTTTCCGAAATGTTTGCCATTGAAGGACTTCACGCCCTGTTCTTCCAGCTGCTTTTCCGTCGTTTCCTCTGAAACACCCGTCAAAAAATTAGCATAAATGAATTGTACGACAGCCGCCTCTTCCGACTTAACAACAAGATGTTTTCCCTTCCGGCGGTATCCATAAATACGGAACTGACCGTTGGGGATGCCTTTTTCAAATCGCTTCTTTACCCTCCATTTGACATTTTTGCTGATGGAACGGCTCTCTTCCTAGGCAAAGGAGGCCGGGATGGTCATCATCAGCTCGCCGTCCCCGCTCATGGTATGGATATTCTCTTTTTCAAACCGGACTTCGATGCCCGGCTCTTTCAGATGCCGGACGGTACGCAGAAGGTCCACGGTGTTACGCGCGAATCGCCGGATGGACTTGGTCAGGATGATGTCTATCTTCCCCGCTTCGGCATCTTCCGGCATCCGCAGGAATTCCTGCCGCTTCTTCATCCCCGTCCCGGAGATGCCATAGTCCGCATAGACCCCGGCGTATTCCCAGTCCGGGTTCTTCCGGATGAGACTGCTGTAATAACTGACCTGCGCCGAAAGGGAATGGTGCATCCGCTCCAATTCCATGGATACGCGGGCATAGGCTGCGACATTCTTTCGCTGCTTCAAACCGGATATGCTTCGTTCAATCTTACGGATAGTCCGCATAGAATCAGCTCCTTTCGACACTATATATCACTCTGTTTGATACAATTATCAAGTGTATAAGTCCCCGGAAAAAGGCTGATAACGGCGAAGCATCTCCTGCTCGAAGTCCCGGTACTCCTTCCCGATGATGAGCTTTTCGGCCAGCATCCGCCTTGCCGGATGCATCGCCATCCGGCAAGGCGGTTTCATTTTGAAACGACCTCTTATCCATGGCGGACACCGCCGAACCGATAAACAATATAGCAGACGTGGGAGCAGAACTTCCGATGGCTGTTGCCATAGACAGTGAATTTCTTCCCGCAAGCCGGACAGGTATAGGTGTAGACGGCCTTCCGCTTCACCAGCTCCAGATGTGCATTCCACCACTTATTCCGGCAGGCATCGCAGCAAAACCTTTTCCGCTTCCGTCCCGGATTCTGTTCAATTGGCTTTCCGCACTGCTCACAGACTGCCCCCGCTGTCCTGGCAGCCAGACTATGCCGTCGGCAGAACGACTTCACCGTATTGATGGAAATCCGGAGCCGTGCCGCTATCCTGCCATACCCGGCCCCATCCCGGCGCAGGGCAATGATCTGTTGTTTCTGTTCGTCCGTCATCATGATGGACACCTCCTGAAAATTTGGTCTTCAGGAGTAATAGGACATAACAGCTATCGTTAAGTACTATGAAGGCAAAAAATAGGGATGCCCGTGATGAGCATCCCTATTTGTCATATTTATAAGTTTAGTAATACCTACGCCGACTCTAGCAAAATAATGAGGAAAAAACTCCGTTCTCCATATCAGTGATATTATACATCGTCTCCAAGACATCAAATGTTTCCTCTAAATTTCTTCTTGCGCTTGTCCATCCACCGCCATCAGTAACCCATACAAATTTAAATTTCGGAATCTGATAAGCTTCTTCTGCAATCATTTTGTAACTTCTTGCAGTCTCATTTAACTTTGAACCACCACTAGTGTAAAAATTTGTTTCAATAACATAAATGGAAGAAGTTGTTTTTACAACGAAGTCCCATCTTTTAGTAGACGTACCTTCTGCTGAAATTGCTGAAAGCTCTATATTCCACTTCTGTTCGATCTCAGTCAGATACATTTCTTTATAATATTCTACGCGGGCCTTTTTCAAATAGGATTCAACTAAATTTTCCATTTGATGCCCTCCACGATTTTTGCGTCCATTAGAGCCTAATCCAACTTCGACTCCAGTAACATAATCGTAGAGATTGCTGATAATATGATTACTCAGCATATCAAATAGCCCAGTTTCTTTCATGAAATATTTATACTGCTCCAGATTTTGTGTAAACTTATTAAATTTATAGTGTATAGCACCATTTTCATCCTGACAATAGATTTTATTTTCTCAAACTGCCAAGAGAATTGGGATGGCTTTAATACATTCCGGATATCTTGTTACAATAGCATCAAAATCTGCCTTAATATTCTTCGAACCCACAAGTGAGTTTAAAATATTTATCTCAATCTTTAACCGTTCTACATTTTCGTATACTTTGGGAAAATCTGTATAATACCCATAACCATTAATAGATTTCCTAAAGGTTGATAACCATGTTTTAAAATCACGTTTACTCATTCGTGGTTTAACCTTTCTATAGAAAGCCGGATATATTGAAGATTATTGTCGATTCCAATGTAATTACGCTTAAAATGCTTGCATGCAACACCCGTAGTTGATGAGCCACAGAAGGGATCTAACACTACATCACCTTCATGAGTTGAAGCAAGTAAAATTCTTTTCAAAAGATATACCGGCTTTTGTGTAGGATGTTTGCCAAAGCTCTTTTCGCTACGTGGTGTTAAGGGACCTGTCCACACATCTTTCATCTGTTTCCCACCGTTTAGTTCTTTCATCAATGGGTAGTTAAAATAATGTCGAGATTTCTTATAGTCTTTTTGCGCCCAAAGGATAGTTTCTGTGCTATGGGTAAAACATCGGCAAGCTAAATTGGGAGGTGGGTTTGTTTTCTGCCAAGTTATATTATTAATGATTTTAAATTTTTCTTGCTCTAAAGCCCTGCCAACTGAATAAATATTGTGAAGTGTACCGCTAATCCAGATAGTTCTATCCGGTTTTAGTACTTTTCGGCACAGATTAATCCATCTTCTGTTAAATGTATGCTTTTCCTTTAAGCTGCCAATTTTATCCCAATCACCTTTGTTTACAGAAACTGCTTTACCACCGCTACAGCTGATTCCGTCATTAGATAAAAAATACGGAGGATCCGCAAATATCATATCGACCGTTTCCGGAAACATCTTTTCTAATGCTTCAAAAGTATCCTCCAAATATAAAGCCGACCACTCATTATAGCAGTAGGCTTTTAATCCTTTGAAATATTTCCCCATGCCATTCTCCATATCAATAATTTGTAATCAAGACTTCCTTTCCCACTCGTTTATGCTCCTCAAATGAAAAACCTCCTTTTGAATAATTCGTAAAATCAGCTGTTTCACTTTCAGGTACATACGGGCTATCAAAGTAGACAAAATCTCCCGGCTTCACATCTGCACAAGCCTCTTCAAAATCTTTACAGGTAATATTTACATCTTCGTTCTTCAAATATTGCCCTATTGCCCGAATATTATCTTCATCAATTGATTTGCCATTTACTCGATTATTATAGGGAACATTAAAACAATCCTTTTTTGTTTACCCGATATAATCCGTTAAAACAATGCTTATTTAGCCAAATCATGGTAGCAGCAGACTCTACATCCTACGCATTGGCTTCGATTTTTTTGTTGTACCGTTCCCTAATAGTATAATACCGTTCTTTCGTATATGGAGCCAAATCTAATTTTTTTACCTCGTTTATAACATCTTCCACCGACGTCTTCAATTGACGATATAAATTGATAAGTTGTTCATTTATATCATTAATAGCGGCTTGTTTGGTTTGAAGTTCTAAGAGCACAGCTGCTCCTCCCACAAAAGATTCAAAATAGTTATTATAGTGAGAGGGAATCTTTTCTCTTATGGATCCTAGCAGTTGAGTTTTGCCACCTGCCCATTTTAATGCAGGGGTTATTCTAGTAGTTAACATTGTATTCAGCTCCGTTTTTATTCTTATTAACTTTTACACTTATATATTTCGTAAAAGTAGAAATATGTCAAGGGCTATACCTTTTAAAGACCTACAAAAAATACTACGCAATGGATTTACAATCTAAGTGCAACAGCTCCTAGACAACCAAATTAAAATGACACATAGACTTCTTTGCTATAATGGTGTTTGAAGAGAACTGCCTATAACAAAAGGAGAGCCTATGTGCCACTACACACATCTTACGCCATTTGAGCGAGAAAAGATCCTCTTTTTTCTTGCTGAGGGCAAATCCATCACGGAGATTGCCCATCTGCTGAAGCGCAGCAAGTCGACCATCTCGCGTGAGCTTCGCCGCAATGCGGCTCCTGTTGACCAGCCCATGCCATATTGCCCGTTGACCGCGCAAACGCTCTACAAGCAGCGCAGGAAAGCAGGTCGCCTGCATAAGCGGCTAGAGTATGCACCACTGCATTCCTACATCCGGATCTGTATCCCGGAGTACCACCGGTCGCCAGAGGAGATTGTCGGACGGATCCAGTTGGAACATAGCTGCCGTCTCGTCAGCGTTCCGACAATCTACCGCGCTATCCACGCAGGACTGCTGAACCCGCCAGGAGCTTCAGCGAAGTTCGTACTTCGGAAACTACGGCATCACGGAAAACGGCGTCACAAGAAAGGCCGCGAAGAACATCGTGGCAAATTCGTCATATCGCCCCCCATCGAAGAGCGTCCTGCCAGTGCAGCGAGCCGTTCCGTCCGTGGCCACCGGGAAGCGGATGCTGTGGTGAGCAAGCAAGGAAAGGCATGACTTGTCACACCGGTGGACCGGAAAAGCCGGTACTTGCTTGGTGAAAAAGCCATGAGCAAGACCGCCGCTGCAGTCAACAAGGTGATATGTGAGGCGCTCTCTGGGCATCCGCATCTGTCGGTTACGCCGGACCGAGGAAAGGAATTCTCGAAACATGCTCAGCTCAAAAAGGAACTGAAGCGTGTGACGTTCTACTTTCCTGCTCCGCACCATCCATGGGAGCGCGGGACCAAGGAAAACACCAATGGCCTTTTACGGGAGTTCTTCCCGAAAGGCAAGGACATCACGGATACGCCAGAGGATTACATCCAACGGAAGTACCATGAGTTGAACCTGCGCCCTAGGAAGTGCCTTGGCTACAAAACACCATATGAGGTCTATTTCTCAAAGGTGTTGCACTTAGCTTGACAATTCGCCACTAAGAAGCAACTTCACACCAAGGCTATCAAGTCTTCTAAACAAAGTGTCCAACCGTTTATGATCTCCAAGCGTAAAGCCGTTCTTAGTATAATCCGTAAAGTTTGCCGTTTTACTCACTGGAACATAGGGTGAATCAAAATAAACAAAATCTCCAGCCTGCACGTCCTCGCACGCTTTTTCAAAATCTCCCTCGCGTATTTCGACTGCACACTTTTGTAAATACGCACCAATGTTCCGGAGATTTTCCGCTTCAATGGAAATTCCATTCACTTTGTTGTACGGCACATTGAACAGGCCTTTTGAATTAACTCGACATAGCCCGTTGAAGCAATGCTTGTTTATCCAAATCATCAAGGCTGCGCACTCGGCATCCAACTCTTGAGCTTGAATTTTTCGTTGTAACGATCTCTCACAAGGTAGTACCTTTCCTTATCGCACGCTACCTTGTCCAGCTCACCTACAGCCATAATGACGGTCTCCGGATTTACTTTAAGCTGCCGATAAACATTAAGCAGCTGTCCATTTGTATCATTGATGACAGCATTCGCCGGTTGCACGTCGAGAAGTAGCGCACCGCCTCCGACAAAAGGCTCATAGTGCCTGTTGTAAATGTCCGGCATCCGGGACTCAAGTCGCTCAAGAAGCTGACGTTTTCCTCCCGCTCATTTGACGAATAGTTCGGTCTTAAAATTCATGTGTTTTTCCTCCTGATTGTTCAATAGATCCATAGTATAGATGCCATAACTCTCGGTACACATCAAGTCCCATATCCCGGATAATATGATAACCTTTTGGGTCTAAGCGTGTTTAGTATAGGCCGCTCATCCTCCTAATATCATACACAAACTGCTTCTGAAAATAGAATGCATGATTCTTATTGGAAACATACCTTCCATACAAATTGGAGTAAATCGGGTGATAGCTTCCTGAGCTATCTCTGGCATCCTTGCTGCGCACTTGAATGTGTATTCCATTAGAAGTATGTATAAACCCATCGGGACTGTGCTCAATATGATCCCGAAGCTGCTTGCATATTGAATAATAATCGTTGCGCCATATTTTTCTTAGATCGGAGAACTCAGGCATACGCAGGTCAATATGAATACTGGGTAAAAACATCCAGTTCTCCGGGCTCCCCTCTTTACAAACCGGCACATATAAAATATTGCTAATTTTTTCGTAAAGATGTGTCTCTTCAAACGGGCGCTGCTCGATCAGCTCATCAATGACGCTGCTTATCTGAGTAATAAAGACTGTCTCCCTTGGGTTTCCAGAAGCATCGCACTTATTCGTCTTCAACTCGCCGTCCTCAAAATCTAAGTTTGTGCTCGACAAGTGCATGCCAAGAGAAAGCTCCAGAAGTTGTCCAGTCTTGCCCTTGTTAATAATTATCATCTGCATATCAGACGGAGAAAAAAGATCCTTAAATCTTGTGCCTGAAAGCTGATTAAACCGCCTATTTGCCTCCTCCAAACGCATTATAGATTCCTCCTTTTTCAGTTTTGTGTAAAAGTTAATAACAACTTATTCTGCCGATGGAACAAGTCTCCATATCATATTTCTTCCAGAGTAATTCCGGTATCGAATGTCCTGCTCAATGAAAAGCCATTTGATAACTTTTAGAATGTGGTCAACCACAAGACCTTCTTCAAAAGAACCCCCCTGCATCTCCTCATCAGAAACATCGTGGCAATCAAAGGCTTTTCGCAACAAAGCGTACAAACGCTTATACTCTGTGGGATTCTGCGCCTTCTTTATTTCAAGATCTGCTCCAAGGTCTTCGTGCTTTGGGTAATTCCTTACCCGGTGTCCTTGCTCCGCATAATTCGCATTTTCCACGCACACAAGGAAGTAAAATCCGTTATGTAAATTAGCAGGTCTTTGAAGATAAACACGGTCTCCACTTTCCAAAGTCTCTACATAATAAATATACCTTGATGCACCATCCCTATTTCCTGTGCCCGGAGTTTCCTCAGACAGCTTGTCTGCCACGCACATTCGGACTTCGTTTCTTGTCCCTTCATTTGAAAATGTGTAATCAATATAATTTCGATCCATAACGTTAAAACCCCGTTCTTCACAAAGACGTGCAATATCTCTCCAACCCATCCCACGCATAAAATTGGCGGCCTCCCGCGCTGATGCGCCTTCAAAAAGAAGTTTGTGAATGCCAAGCCTTTTTATTCTCTTGCCAAGTCGCGTATACTTTTTCTGTTCTTCAGCAATCATCGCCATATACAGAATAGAGAGTATTTTTTCCACTCCTAAAGAATTCATACCATACTTACTTAAAACATCTGTAATCGTATCAAAAACAGAGCCATCAACACTCTTGCCTGTCATATCATATACAGTGACATAATCCTCATAAACAGTCTGAGCACCGAACCTATCGGCCATATCTTGTATTTGAGAAAAATAGTCAACATCCCTTGGAGGCTTTCGAGAGCCGCTTGGCTCTGTAAGATAGACACACCAGTCATCAAACTATCCTCGATCCTACTCCAAGAAAGCACCATCTCTAAATCTTTAAATAATCTATCCCATGACCAATCCCTCCAAAACAATGACTTCTACTACATCTCTTCTTCGCAATCAGAGAAATGTTTAATTGGTATGCCTCGCTCTTCAGCGAAACGAATCTCCTTTGACATCCCCTGCGATATTTCTTCTCCCAATACCCACAGCTCATCGCACATAGTTAATTATTCTAATTAAAATATAATATAAAAGTCGTGCTCGCCGGAGTCTTCCTCCTTGAGAAACTGCGAAAACAGTAAATGAGGCACAATCGGGCTAACCCCATCATGGCTGCTTTACGTGCATGCTCCTTCGCTTTTTTACATTCTTTTCTATATCCCCTCTGTAGGGACTAGATATAAGAGCTCTCATAGTTCCTTTTTTCATCCTTGCGTACCCGCAGTCAGTCGTGGAATTTCACTATTCGTCAAAGAGATCCGGCATATTGTTATATACAGTTTTGCCTCCGCCTTAACGGAAGCCCGTTCGCATTGAAGCAAAGTCAACGACACCTTCACGCCCTCGTCAGTTCTTTGTAGGTTTACAATAGATGTGAGCCTGGAGGGATATACAAAATCGACCGAATCCCGTAGAATATTGGTTGCAAAAAACTTCTACAAAAGGAGACCCGATCGTCATGTCTATCATACAAAATCAGAAACGTTATTTGCCACATGAAATTGGGACGCGCATTCACGCCGTCACCCTCTATCGCTCAGCCAAGGATATCGAGTTCGTCTGTCGTCGCTATAAAATTTCAAAAGTCTCCCTCATGCTCCGGAACAAGCGTTATGATGGTACGCCGGAATCTCTCGCTGACCGGTCGCATAGCCCCCATACCGTACATCCCAGAGCACATACCAACGAAGAAATCATGTGGGTATTGAACCTTGTCCGTCGAAACCCTGACATACCCCCCTGCGAACTCTACGGAAAGCTCAGGCGTAAACACGGATATACGCGCCACCCCCTCTCTTTATACCGGCTCTTCGTGCGTCTTGGATTGCGCAAGAAGCCCATATCTACGAAGAAGAAGCGTATTCCTCAGCCTTACGATACGCCAACGTCCATCGGCACGAAGTGGCAGATGGATGTAAAGTACGTTCCGAAGGCCTGCTATGCGGGTAGAGATGGAAAGTCATTCTACCAGTACACAGTCATAGAAGAGGCCTCCAGAAAACGATTCCTCTATGCCTATGAAGAGCAAAGCAGCTACTCTACTTGCGATTTTATTCGCCGCGCAATCGCATTCTTCCGATATCTGCCGAAAATGATCCAAACAGATAACGGCGCGGAGTTCACCCACATCACTAAGACGGATCGTCTCCATCCTATGGATGCCCTTTGCGGAAAACTAGGCCTCGAACACAAGTTGATTCGTCCGAAAACGCCACGTCACAATGGCAAGGTGGAGCGCAGCCACAGGAATGATCAAAAGCGTTTTTACAATCATCTGCGCTTCTACTCATTGGATGAGCTGAACCTGCAGATGCGCCGTTATCTGACACGCTCGAACGACATTCCCTCAAAGTTCCTTGGATGGGATTCCCTGAAAGAGAGGCGAAAAGTATAACCCCTTGTATTTCAACAGAGAAAAGCCCCAAAAATCCAAGGCGATATTGTGGATTACATCTATGGAAACGTCTCATAATTGATAACTTTTATCAGCCTCACATCATTGACAAACCTACAAAAAATTGGCATTAGCACATATTCCTTAACATCTGAAATCGCTATTCATGCTTTCAGTATATCAGAAAAAGCCGGCACAGAACATCCCTCCCGATGTCCCATACCGGCTTTTTCTCATGCAATCTTCTGTTTTACATCAGCCACGATAGTTTTGACCGCCTGCTGCATCAGGGTGATATACAACCTGTTCCGAATCTTCACCCACCAGCTGGTGGTGGTCCGGATTTCTGCTTCCAGCGGGTCCGTGAGGTTCTTCATCCGGGCTTCCACCATCTTCTGGACGTCATCCAGGTCGATGGACTTGATGTCCGCTTCGGCTTCGCTCCCGGCAAAGCCTACGACGGCATCGGCGACGGCTTTCTTGATTTCTTCACGGTTCATGGTCATTTACCTCCTAGAATCAGCTGTTCGTAATCGGTCACGCCCCTGGCCACGGCTCTGGCCAGGGCATCCTGGGCATTGGCCAGGATGTCTTCATCATCTAAATTGGTGATGAAGACCATCTCGACCAGGACAGCGGGCATGTCGGTGTTCGTGAGGACATACAGGCCGTTAACGCCGGGCGTGGCAATCTTCACGCCCCGGTCTGTCGTATCCAGGGCATCGACAATCCGGTTCTGGATGCAACTCGCCAGCATGCTGCCACGGTAACTGCCGGCGCAGGCCCAGGTTTCTGTGCCGTTGGCTTCTTCGGCTTCAGCAGCATTGCAGTGGATGAACACGAAGATGTAGGCATCACTGGCATTGGCGGCCTCGCAGATTTCCACCAGGCTGTTGGACTGGAGCAGTTCTGTTGCTACTCCTGACGCATTCAGGTAACTTTCCGCAGATTGACCGACTGCCAAAGCGACATCGCACTCACGCAGACCGCTTTCACTATTGGCGGCCCCCGGATCGGGATGGCCACCCGGCGCATGGCCGTGATTCAGGAATACTTTCATGTTTTTTCTTCTCCTTTCTGATGAACGGCGGACTTTACGGTACCGCCGATATAGCCAAGCAGGCCGGATGCGATGGACATGGCCGGCTCGTTTAGGGCATAAAAAATCGCCAAGATCAGTGCCATGACCGGCCCGATGATGACGATGCAATCAGGGATATTCACTTTTTCAAACATACTTACGCTACCACCTTAATCTGTAGTATCACTTTTGCATTCGATTCCGAACGCTCTTTTAAATAAGTGTATAAAGTATCAGAAATTTTCCCAGACATTGTTGCCCCTAATCTGTGTCTATATTATATGTCAAGTCTATGATTTCCTTGATCCCCGTTCCCGTTGTGACTTCAGCCTTACAGGCAGCATAGCGCTGTTCTTCTTTTACCAGGAATATCATCCCTTTATTATCCGCATCCTCGACAACAACAATCCCTTCTATCTTAGGACTGTCCGAACTCTGCGCTAAGGTCATCAGCAGACTTCCTAAAAGGAACTGTGAGCCTTGTCCTTGCAGTGTAAGGTTCACAGTCATCAAGGGACTGGTGGGAATCAAAACTGCATCCGTGGCACTGACAACCATGCCATCACTAATCGGCATAGACGCAGAAGCATATTGATGATTCGAACTGACAGTGCCCTGTCCTTTACCATTAACTGTGATTTTCCCGACGTAATAATCCTTGTCTGCTTTTAGGGTAATATCGAGCATATTTTGATATTCTGTAGCATACACGGCATTTCTATCCGTACCATGTTGCATCGATAACTCCGGATGATTACAGGTAATCGTAATTTTTTGATGGTCTTTTTGCACCGGGGTTATTTTCTTCCGAGTATCCCCACCAGCAGATACGTTCGCTGTTCCTTACACCAGTTCTCCATCGGCCGTATAGAACTTTTTCCCCGAGCAACATCTCCAATTTCAGCTGTCGTATCGGACACTTCACAAAACCTTGCTTTGCCTCCCGCTGTAAGGGGTAATAATATGGATAGAACTTCCGTGTAATTAGTTCCCGCAATCTTAACATCAACCTTCATAGCTCATTTCTCCTATTCAATGGTCAGCACTTTGGTCAGACTATCCCGGGATACTGCTACAGAGGTCAGGGAACCTGTCACTTTCGCTCCGTTAATGTAGGCGGGTTTTCCCGATACAATAGTACTCGCTGCTGCGGTAGCATCTGCCGTATCCACCACACCGGTCTTACCGGCGACCCCCGGAATTGTCACGCCTGCCTTGATGTTATCCCCGATCAGCTTGGCTTGTTCCTCGCTCGCGATGGTAACTGTGCCTTTACCATTATGGTAGCCTGCCGGGATGGTATACGAGCCGTCTACCTTGCCCATATTGTCGCTGACTACTTCATTATCCGGCATGGAGCCTGTCACTGAGCCGGTTCCCAAGAATGCAGTTTTCCCATTCAGGATATCCGCAGATACTGCGTTAGCCCCCGTTGTATCATAAAAAGTGGCGGCTCCCTCTCCTTCTGCCAGCGGAATCGAAACCTGCGGAACTTCTGCATACACTACGGAATTAATCTTTACGTTTTTCGCCATGATTTATTCTCCTTTACTCAACCTTCAAATCATACCCATTAAAACTGATTCTGCCATAGTTCGACGGAATGGCAGCTACCGTAACCCGCTGCAAGGCAGCGTAACCCGCATACGGTCGGATGATTTGTTCCTCTTTATGAGGAATGACCACCTTCTTTTAATAGTTTCCGGAAGGCACCAACGGCATAGATAGAATCCCTTGCAGAGTGCTTTTCCCCTTGAAAGTACCTTTATACTTATCCATGGGTCGTCACCTCTCCCGTTATAATAAACGGACTATGTGGAATGATTGTGTCTGTATACCCGGAATCCGGCACCAATTCTACATCATACCAATAGGTTCCAAATGGAAGCTGTGCTGTATCTTCCGGTATCAGGATCAGAACACAGTCATTTTCTCGGCGCAGAATGCCACTATCCGGATTCTTTACTATCACCGGCTTTTCATCTGAAAGTTCCCGCTTAACAGCAAAGGTAAGCTGATCATCCGGACCGAGGATAAAGATGGCACCTGTCATCCGGTCCCGAATAATCAGCGTGATTTCAGCAGAATCCCCTCTTGTCAAAAAGAGCCGTCGAATGACCGAAAAACCCCTTCTATCACCTCCTACTCATTCTGCCGTTGCTCAATCACATCCAGGCGATGCTGCACGTGCCCCGTAGCTTCTTCCACCCGGGACAACCGCTCTGCCATCTGCTACCGTTTGGATTCCGTATCGGATAGTTGCCTGCGCAGATGATTAATGCACTCCTGCAGGCTCCGTACTGATTGATTTAAGGGCTTGATGACGCTGAAATTGAAGATGACGCCGCAGAGCATCAGGACCGATACCAGGGAGCCTGCAACTTGCATCCATTCGACCATAAGTTCACCTCCTAACCGGTACGCCGGAACATGTAGACCACCAGCGATGGCTGCATGTTATTATGTGCCTGATTGCCACCAGCATTATTCGTTGTAAAGCCATGACTATGGTCGCCATTCCAAGATGTGTTGCCGCTCCAAGTACGGGAAGCTCTGAATTCAACAACCACGCCATCTTCATCTCCATCATAGTCTGATTTCGCGTCATATCGAGCAAGCCCCCTGAGTAAAAAGAGCCCCCAGGTGCCGGAAGTCCTTGTTGGCCGCGAACAGCGTCATCGGCACCAAAATTCCCCCCCAAATTTCCATGTCTCCCCGGTTATGATTGTGCCCACCAGCTTTGGCCGTAGTTCCCGTATGACCATGTATAGGCATTTCACTTGGAACGATGGTATGTTTTTCTTCACCCAGCTTATCGCCAGCTTTATACATGGTTCCACTATCAGCTGCGCTGGCACCGATCAGACAACGCCCCATGGAAAAAGCTACCCCAGTGATTCCTGGCCAATAGGTCGCATGGTTCTTGACATCTACGGAAATATAAACCGAACCCGTCGGGAAAGGACATGCCTGGATTTTGCCACCGCTTCTTCGTCCATATCGGCATAGGTGACTTTCCCCCAAGTGCCGTTGCTATAAAGGACAGTGTTCATCTTGCCTACCGCCGGTGCCGGTACAACACCACTCCGGTCAGCTGTCTTTTCGCCGCAACCCGTAAAGTCCGGTAAAGTAATATCCTTAGTCCCGTCAAAGAGGATCAGGTGAATCCTGCGCCCCGTCTGCAGCTTCGACGCACTGTCCGCATTGCCGCTGATGCCGCCGGCATGAGCCTTGGCCTCGGTCAAATGGGCATTGATATCTGCTGCTGTCGCCGAGATGCGTTCATACAGACGGGCATCGTTACTGACGAGCTGGGATACGGTCTTGTTCTGCTGATTGAAAACGACCGGGTCTTCCGAAAGATACTGAGGGAAAAGCACGTCATAATCCAGCGTATTCTCCACAGCTTCTGTGGGCCGGACTTTCTGCCCGGCACGGTCCGGGAAGTCGGCAGACCATTTCTCTTTGCTGTAATCATCCATTTGTCATCACTCCTTTCTTGGATACGATGGTTGCCGTCGAGAAGGTGGCTTCTCCGTTCCAGTGAATCCTGCCATTCCAGGAATAACCAGGGTAGATGGCATAGCCCAGATGGGCCGGCTTGTAGATGTTGAGCTGTGTGATGAGCTTCTGCAAAGTCGTGGTATCTTTGTCGTTCATGATGCAGTAGATCTTGAAGTAGTACTCCTCATTGACTGCCTCGATATGTCCGACACTGTAGAGATTGATGATGGAGTTCATGAAATCCTTCGTGGACACATCCACGTGCTGCAGCTTGAAGAGAATCCGCTGTCTGCGGAACTCGTCGCTATCTCCGTCACCGGGCTTGATGCCCAGGAACAATTCATAGAGCGGCAGCGCCCAGGTTGCGGTGTTCACGAAGAAGTTGTCCGCCAGGTCCTGCAGAGCCAGGCGCAGGCGGTCATGCTCCTCATTGCAGGTTTGGAACAAATCTTCCGCAGCAAAAAGCACGGCGTAGATGGCCGTGCTTTTTTCCTGCTTCTTCGGCAGATACGTAATGTAGAGGTCCGTATCCCGGTAGACCTCGGTTTCTTTCTGCGGCGTCACTACCGTCATCGTCTTCAGGAAGAAGGCCGGCGGCGCAAAGCCTTCCTTGACTTCCTACAGGCAGACGGGATACGGGAACCGCTCTTTGAGTTTCTGCTGCACCGCCTGCAGAATATCGAGGTCATGGATCATGTGCCGCCTGCTTTCTTGAGGAGCTTCTTCGTGAGTTTCTCCAGTCCCGACTGCAAGTTACCGGCTTCGAACTGCTTGACGGATTTCTCCGTATAGTGCCGGCCTTCATAATAGCCCACGGTCCTGCCGCCCAGCGTTTTCTTGACATGGCCGTTATTCAAGAGGTGATGGACCGGATGCCTGTTGACCAGTTCATAGGTCAGCTCCGATCCGTTATACCTTTCCACCTTATGCTTCCAGCCTTTCTTCAGCTTGCCCGTGCTGCCTTCCGGTGTGTTTTTTACGCACTCCTTCTTAAGCTTGTTGCCGATAGTGATCAGGCCTTTCTCGGCAGTCCCTGAAAAATCGTCGCCGGCAGCCATCAACTTGGAAGACAGTTCTTCCGGGCCGGTCATGTCAAAGTCCGCTTTGCTCATTACCCTTCCCCCTCACTTCTTCTGTGCAGTACAGTTCCGGGGCTTCATGGCGCATGTACGGGTCGACGATGGTGTCGATGTCATACAGGTGATCCTGGTACTTCACCTTCATATCGTGGGTAACGCCCGGACGCCAGCGGATGGTGATCTTGCTGTACTCCACATTCGCTTTGCGTTCCATCTCATAGAACACTTTGCCCCGGGCAGGCTCGATGGATGACCAGCAGCGGTACACTGCGACGTCGGCCTGGGTATCGAAACCATATTTATCCGTCACTGCCTGCTTTCCCGGAATCTCAATCCGTTTATTCAAAGCCCCGTCTTCATGGGCATCCCCCTTTCAAAAACAGCTCCACCGGACCCCGAAAAGAAGCCAGCGCAGCCGCTTCAGAAGGCCAGCGTAGTCCGCTTCCTCCCGGTGTTCATACAAAAAAGCGGCGGCATAGAGAAAGGCTTCATGGAACACAACGGAATTCTCTTCGGAATCCGCTTCCTCGCAGCGGGCCAGATCCAGGCACAGGGCCTGAGACGTTTCCAGGGAAGACTGGATAACGTCATCATTACTCGTGTCATCTTCATCAATCCGCAGGTATTCCCCGGCTTCTTCCAGCGTCACGATCATGGCTTATCCCTTCGCTTTCATCTCCAAGGCCTTGACCGCTTCCTTGAGCATCAGCATGCCATCGACGCGCCGGCTGGGCCGGGGGTCGGTTTGGCGTCTTTTTTTGG